GGGTTTATTATTGTGTATACTGTTAAACACTAAGGAGATTAGATAATGATAGGTATCGGTGGAATTATTTGTGAAATTAAGAGGCTTCAGGAAGAGCAGGAATCTTTTAATAAAATGTGTGCAGGGCTTACAAAAGAGCAAAGCGACAAATTAAAGAAGGCAGCGTTAGCGATACGGAAGGAGCATATTGCACACGCTAAGGCTTTAGAAATAGCCAATGCATCACGGGCTAGAAACTTTTGGGGGAATTAGATTATGTTTAAAATGTTTGATTGGACAAATAAAAAAAAGTTGTCGCACCATAGCGTTGCTGGATTTTTAAAGCAAAACTCAGAAAAAGAGCTTAGGCGGCAAAAGTCGCGCATAAAAGCCAAAGAATTTGCAGAAGCTTTTGAGGCTGAGTCATGGGTTTTAAGCCAGTTTTTTGAAATTAAACCAAAGGTAGGTAAATTTGGAGTATGTGAAAAAGACGACGAGAACACAATAATTATTTTACCCTTAAGTTTTATTGAAGGATTGACTGTAAAATTTTGCGTTTCTCATGAAGGCATAACGGGCTTTGAGTTTACGGGGATAGATAATGACAAATGAAATGAAGCTAATAACAGCGCTATGTGATGCGCTAGGGTTTGAAGTTGATAGGGTGTGCGTTAATAAGGAAGAAATGGTTAACTATGCTATGGCAACCTTTTTTGATGTTGAGCCTATATACGAATACAAGCTAACTACTAGGGCCAAATACTTAACGGAAGCAGAAATATATAACTTAGCAATAGATGCGGCTGCTGAAGTAGTGAGAGAAAGGTTTGACGAGCAAGAGCCTTGGTTAGAAGTTGAAGATATTTTAAAGCTTAAGGTGAAAACATGAATACATTTATCGTCAATGAGTGGGAAGAATCATCTCACCCACCAAAACGGCCCAAGTTTATTCAGGACATGATCAGAGAAGGACAGCGCATTCAGGATAAAACAGAAAAAAGAATAGCTAATTTTATGCTTGAGGGCAAAACCGAATTTTTCGAGGGGAAAACATGAAAATAGTTAAATTTGAAGATGGGAATTATGCTGTAAGGCGCTGGAATTGGTTTTTTGGTTATGAATTTTATATGATGGTCAATGGTCTTGAACTTTGGGCATCTATGAAAGGCATAGGTGGGTCCAATGCCCCTTGGATAAAGGTCAGCTCTCTTATTGCCGCACAAGATAGGGTTAAGCATATTAAGCATGTAAAGTCTGTCAATAATGATAAAGGTGTTGAGGCATGAAGACATTTACAGCGAGGGACTTAAACGAGAAGCGCCAAGAAATCCGCGAGGCTATACAAGATGGAGGTTGTATCATTGAGTTTAAGCGATTAGATAGAACGGTAGAGCTTAAGGCTTTGATGATACCTTATGATGATTATAAGCCGATATCGGAATTGCGATAACGTAGAAATATAGATAGATCCACAATAAGCCCCTTAACTGGGGTTTTTTTATGCCTGCACTATAAATACTATTTATGTGTTAAACGGTTATCATTTCTTTTACTTATGTGATAATACTTTTATAGGTACGTGACCTAATCGCGTCTAAAGAGTAAATATTATGAGTGAGCTACAAGAAAGCGGCATTGGTATTACATATGACAGCGACGATAATGACGTTGTTGAACCAGAAGTTTTAGCAGATGTTGCAGAAGAGTCAGAATTAGCACCTGATAGCCCTGATGAGGGTGAACAAAATACAGAGCAAACCGCTACAGTTGATGGTGTTGAAGTTGAGGGCCCAGACGGGTTTAAAAAAGCAATTGATAAACAGCATCGCAAGTATCGAGAAGAGCAGAGAGCAAGGCAAGCTTTAGAAGTTCGCATTAAAGAATTTGAAAGCAAGCAAGCCCCTGCTGTAGAAAACATCACTGTACCTCCATTGCCTGATTCATGGGATGAAGACTATGACCAGAAGATGCGCGACAGAGACGCGGCAATGGTTCGCAGAGCTAATGCAGATTATCAAGTTCAGCGTGATAAAGAGCAACAAGCTACAGCACAGCAGAAAGCCGAGCGTGAGTCATACGAAAATCAACAGGCACAGCAAACTAAGTTTGTTGACGCTGGTAAGAAGTTGGGTGTTGACAGTGACAGTTTAGCCAAAGCAGAAAATACTTTGGTGCAGGCTGGCGTTAGAGGACATTTAGCAGCAGAAATATTAGACGATACAGACGGGCCATTGATTGCTTTGTACTTAGAAGCCAACCCAATGGAGATGTATGACTTAGTTGATATACATAATGCCAACCCTACAAGGGGCGGTGCGTTTCTATCAAGCATTAAAGCAAAGGCGGCATCACTTAGAAAGAAATCTAGTAATGCGCCACCTCCTGCCGATCGATTAGACGGTAAGGCGGCAGCTAAAAAAGATCGAGGCCCAAGTGGGGCAACGTACGATTAATATAGTTTTAAAGGCTACGGTAGCCTCAAGCCGTTTAAGTATGTTTGCTACTAAAGATTATTGGCCTTAGCACCCAGTTTATTATTTAACCTTAATTTTAATTTATTGGAGGCCAACCATGGCTAATAACTTTGACTCGAACATTACGCGCCCACTGGCGAAAGTGTTTCTAGAGAAATTTGATAGTGAACGTGTCTTAACTAAAAATATTGACACACAACTTTTACAGGGTCGCTTTGATCCATCTACCGGTGAGACTGTTGATTTTAAACGTCCTACCGATTACAAATCTATTCGAACTGCTGCCGGTGATATTTCTGGCGCAACTAAAGACGACATCATAACTGGTAAAGCGTCTGGCGTTGTTCAAGAGTATTTCACTGTATTTGTTGACTTTAAAGAAGCCAACGAAGCGCTTAAGATGGATCAGCTTGATCAATTGCTTGCACCCATGGCAACACGTATTAAGACTGACGTTGAGCTAGACTTTGCTAAGTTTATGATGAATAACAGCGGTCTAAAATCGGGTACTACTGGTACAGCGGTCACAAGTTGGGATCATGTAGCGGCAGCCGGTGCATTAATGCAAGCTTCTGGTGTTCCTATGGATGCGCCTTGGTGTGCAGCCGTTAACCCATTTGTACAGATTGCTTTAGCTAGTGATCAGCGAAGCTTAGGTGGTGAGACTGGCGAAAGTGGTGCTAACAAGATGGCAACTATCAGTAATAACTTTGCTGGTCTTAATGTTAAATCTTGTACTACTCTTGCAAGTTATACCACTGGTGCAGGCTCAGATCGTACAGGTGCGGTTAATGGTGCTCCTACAGCGACCTACTTAGGCGCTAAAGACACTATGACCCAAGACATCACTGTTGATGCGTTCCAAGCTAACCTAGTTATTGCAGCCGGTGAGACTGTTACTGTTACTGCGGCATCTGGTGCAATTAACCGTCTTAACTTGTCAACTCGACAGCAAATCATTGGTGCGGCAGGTGCAGCGGTGTTGTGGTCGGGTACTGTTACTGAGACTGTTACATTAAGCGGAACAGGCACAGGCACTTTAAAAGTAACTGGCCCTGCAATTTTTGAGGCTACCGGTCAATTTAATACAGTGTCTCAAGTAATCGCTGATAATGATGTTATTGTCTTAGGTGGCGCTGCATCTACTTTGATTCAGCCTAACTTAGCCTGGCATCGTCAAGCGTTCTCAATGGGTTCAGTACCTATTGAAAAGCTATACTCTACTGATACAGTTGCAACCACAGAAGATGGCCTGCAATTCCGTATTTCGAAAGGTGTAGGCTTTGAGCAGAACGTGCAGAAGATACGTATTGACTTTAGACCTGCTTACGGTGTGATGAATCCTTTCTTCTCTACTCAGTTCTTCGGTTAAATCTTCGCTACCTAGGGGTTAGAAAGCCCCTTTATTTTTAGGTGAATTATGATTATATGGAAGCGTCCAAGCTCCTCTTTAATTACTCTGCAAGATACTCCAAACATGGAGGAATTTGCACTCTCTCAAGGTTGGGTTAAAAATGAAAATGATGACAAAAGGCAAGAAAACCAAAAAGCCAAAAAAAAGCGCAATGAAAGGTAAAGGCAATGGAAACCGCGGAAACACTTATTCTTGATGCGCTTAAAGAGATAGTTGCTATACCTGCCGAGGCTGCTGTAGATGCTTACAAAGCCCAAGCGGGTATATTTTATTTAAACCTAATGATGTTTGAGCTATCAGCGGTTGGTGTTAACTTAGGTTATACCACAGTCAATAGTTTAGGCGATCTTATAACAGTTGATGACGGTGCTATTGAAGGCATAGTTAAAAACTTAGCAATAGAGATAAGCCCTTTGTTCAAAGGCACATTAACAAGCCCTGATTTATTTGAGCAGGCGCAATCTAGTTTAGAGACGCTAAGGCAGATAGCTTATGAAAGCCCTGCAAATTCTCCCTTGTCTAGTAATCTACCGATTGGATCGGGCAACGAATACTGGAATACAGCACAATTCTTTAACGATCAAGAAACCCCAATACTTACAGAAAATAGCGGCAACATTGCCCCAGAGTCAGTATGAAAGCTAAAGATATAATCACCTTTGCTTTTGCCGAGGTCGTACAGTCTAAATATAAGATAGAACCGGTCAACTTAGTTGATGGTCTACGCTATTTAAACCGCATGATGGCCAAGTACAATGCAGAGGGCATAGAGCTAGGGTATACATCACTAGCAAGCCCTAATGACGTTGTCACTGTCCCTGATACGGTTATAATGGGCATGGTAAAGAACCTGGCGCTAATACTATGGCCACAATACAACATAGGCCCGGTTAATCCTTTAATTAAATTTAGTGCCAAGCGTTCGCTTAACTCAATGCGAGCACAGGCAATTAACATTACTGAACCTGCACAATTCCCAGCGACATTACCAGTGGGATCAGGTAACTATAACGGTTTATACGGTGCTGACTTCTACACAAATGATCAGGGCCGCAGCGAATACTTAGGGGTTGAAGATGAGCAATAACACGACTAAAGGCGTAAAGAAAAGCGCGTTTACAGCCAGCGCAAGCATACCTTCTGGCGCGTACTTTGATTACACATATAACGGTATGAATTATAACGTCTTAGATAGTGACTTAATTGCAGCTTTAGGCGCTACCGGCACACTGGTGCAAGCAGGCCCAGCAAGTGGCGCAAGCCCGGTGCTAGATGTTTCAGGTACGGTTAATCGAATCAGAAATATCACAAACGGTTTTGGCATAAGTGCAACTATTAACGCTGAGAACGGAATCACCTTTGCTACTAGCTTTAGCTACAACAATACAGGCGCAAGATTAGTTGATGACGCATCTGCACCCAATGCGGTGTATAGAAGTATTGTAGGCGGCAGTGGTATTGATGTCGTTGGATCTACTGGCTTGATTACGGTATCAGTTACATCTGGAACAAACGTAGTAGTGAGCACTATTGCTGATTTCCCTGATGCTGTTGGCGGTGTAATCACACTTGCGGCAAATATATCTTATCGATTGGTTCAAGACATCACAACGTCAAATCGTTTTGTATTTACTAATGGCTCTTCATTGCAAGGCGACAGCGAGGTTAATAACTCTTTAACCTATACCGGTACGGGTAATATGTTTACGTGGGTTAACGCTAGCGCGTATATTGAGCACATAGGGTTAATATGTCCAAACGGTACATTTTTTAGCGGTATAAACACTACAGCCTCAACATATAAAGTGGATTTTGACGCCATAGAGTTCGACGGTAAAACGATGGGTACTATTGGCGCTACAAAGCAAATAAGAATGACGCGATGTGATTTTGATGTTGCTACAAACGGCTTTGT